CGAAGAAGGCGGAAAGGTCGCCCAGAATGTCGCGGCTGGCGTCATCGGGCTCTTCATTTGGCCCGTCTGGTTCGCCATGGATTTTCAGGGAGCCGCAGCAAAGGAAGTCGCGGCGCTACAGTCTCGGCAGCAATATCTGGGTACGCTGGCAGAGCAAAGGTGTGGCGCTGCGCCACCCGTTCCCGTCCAATCATTGCCGGCCGCCTCAGCCACACCGACAGCGCCTTATGCGGCCCCAGTCGGAACAAGCGCGACCGTCACACCGGCGGCACTCCCGACACCCCCTACACCTGCTTCTGCCCCACCCTCCGGTTCGGCGCCGGGCGAGCCGCCCACTCTTTCGTCTGTTACGCGAGAAATCGACTGCGTGGATCCGGACGGGAGCCGACTTCGCGTCGTGGCAACCTCATGTCCGCCACCCGCTCGACCTGCTCCGTAGAGGTGTCCTTCTCACGGCTACCGTCTCAAGCGCAATGCCGCAGGACGAGATGTGAGCGATGCCGGCTACAAGGCTGCTGTAACGCTAAGAAGCGTCACGGCAGCTTGTACCTCTGCTTTGTATCCATCGCACGATCTCGTCTTGCTGCCACCTCTTCAAACGGCTCTTCTTCTCGTCCTCGAAAGTCGCCCTTGTCTATCGCACCTTGTCGTAGGGCCGACGACGACCGCCAAAAGAGAACAGCGCACCCGAGGGGAGGGGGTCTCCGATCCTTGGGCCTTTTGGGGTGTGCTGCCGGCATGGGGCTCACGCAGAGAATTTTTCCGCCCGCCCAAAACCACACAGTCCGGCGAATATTTCCCGTCCGTTAATGCCTCCAGGAAACGGCCCGTTTTAGGGCCTCGGCGTGAAGGGCAACAATGACCGTGACGCGCTCCGAACGGCCAGGAGATCCGCTACCGACGCGGTATCTCGGCTAACTTGCTTCAGGGTTGTCGTGTCAAGAACGAGGGTCCTCGCGCAGCAGACGGACCAGCATATGGCGGACATGGTCCTGGCCACCAAAGAAGATCGCGAGAATACGAACTTTTCGCGCCGCCTCGTCGACATCGAACCAGTATATGGCGCGGTCAATCGTCAGGTATCGCACGCCGGCGAGAATGTCGTCGCGGGCCGTGCCGCGAATCGGAAACGTCGAAAGCTGATCTGCTGCCTGTCGGATGCTCATGATGCGACGCGCGGCGCGATCAAAGGCGTCCCCGGAGTTCTCTCCGAAGCCGACATAGCTCTCGAACAGGTGGTCGAAAATCAGTTCGAAGTCGTGTTCGCTCTCGGCCGAGAACTCAACCTTGAACGACATGGGCCTGGCGCTTCCGCGTCAGCATGCGAGCGAGGCGATCGTCCATCCTGGAGCCGGAGATGAACCTGCCGGCGCGGCGCTGTTTCAGCACCTCGGCAAGCGCGGCACGCTCCAGCGCCTCGCTCTCCATTTGCTGACGCAGGAGTTCGACACCCTGTTGCAGTACGGCGCTGACGCTCGGGAAACGACCGGCCTCGACAAGGGTCTTGGCGAAGGAATGCTGGTCGTCGGTCAGGGAAATCGAGGACTTGACGCTCATGGCACTGTTTTCTCGGGGAGCTTCGGAGCCGATGGTATTACCCAGTCGTACCGTCGTCAATAGTGACACCAGGAGAAGCTGGCTTCAGGCCCCTGGACGTGAAAGGGAACAATGACGGCCAGGAAGGCGACGAGCCGCCACGCTGGTGCAGAACCTCGCTGCGTTCATCGCGACCGGCCCCCATGGCCAGCCTGCACCGACGCCTGGCTACAGCGCATGTAATCCCATGATCGTGATGCTCCGCAGATAGCAATTCGATGATCTGCTTGTTCTCTTGGCTCGGGCCGGCATCGAAGCGCTTATGCGGTCACCAACAACGGAGACCGACATGAGCCGTACCGCCCTCGACGCCTACATCGCCCGCAAGACCGAGATCGACACCATGCTCGCCCGGCTCACGGCGCTGAGCGACGAGCACTTTGGGGCCGATCCCGAGGCGATCACCTGGGCCGACGTCGGCACCCTCGCTCACTACGCCGAGCTACTCAAGCGCATCACCGACAGCGCCTTCAGGGAAGGCGAGCACGCCGAGTAGCCGCCACCTCTCCCGCAGCCCCGCTCGGCCTTGCCAGCGGGGCTCCGGCCAGTAGGAGCCGCGACGGTCGCGGCCCGCATGACCGGAGGGTCCACGCGATGTCGAAAAATTCAACTACCTCACGCGCCAAGAAGCCCGCACGCACCAAGCGCGTCACCAAGCCGAAGACCGCCGCCACGAAGGCCGCCACGCCGCGCACCGAGAGCAAGCAGGCCCGGCTAATCGAGATGCTGAAGCGGCCCGAGGGTGCCAGCATCGAGGAGATCGTGAAGGCGCTCGACTGGCAGGCCCACACAGTACGGGGTGCAATGTCCGGCGCCCTGAAGAAGAAGCTCGGCCTCAAGGTCGACTCCGAGAAGGTCGACGGCCGCGGTCGCGTATATCGAGTGGCCGAGTAGCGGCTGATGTACCGCATCATCCTGCGCTCAGTCGGTAATCCCGACCTCGGCCAAGACCCGTATCAGCCGATGTCCCCGACCGAGGAGATCATGGTCGATACGCTGCAGCAGGCAGCCGAAGCCGCCCGCGCCTACATTGATCGATATCACCTTGGTGGCGGGAACTTCCCATCACCGCACGTTTTCAAGGGTGGTCAGGTCGTCGCCCGGATCTCCTATAACGGTCGCATCTGGCTGCCTCCGGAGAGCGGTTGGGACGACAACGATCCCGACGACTGGAGACGGTGGCGGGAGGCGCCAGGATAGTCCTGCCACCAACGAGGCGGCTCGATCAATCAGCCGGCGGTCACGTCGATAGCGTGGCCGCCGGCTTCGTCGTCTATCCAGGACAAAGGGCTGCTATGTCTGCCTCTCCCTGACGGCTCTGAGGCGGCCAATCAGCTCCCGGCGTCCCACTCCCTTCGGCGCGGCACGGCCATTCAGCCGCCACGCGACGACGCAGAGCGCATAGAGCCAGTGCTCGTGCGCCGCGGCCCGGGCCAGCCCGACCGACCAGCAGATCGACTTCCAGCGCTCGCCGCTGGCTCGCCGCCACACGATCTTGGCATCGAGCGGCGCCAGCCACAGCAACCATGGCAGGGCGGTGTCCATGCGGCTGATGGCGGCCGCCGACGGTGGCGGCAACCGCATGGGCTCAGGTGTCTGCCCGACGAGGTCACTGAACTCGACGAACGTCTGGGGCCACGTGCTGAAGTATCCCTGGCCTCGCTCTCGCGGCAGGCGTCGCAGGACCGCGGCCGCCTCGATCAGGCGCTCCTCGACCATCGCCGGCGTCCAGTCATTCATGACGCCCCTCCTGCAGCTTCTGCTTGTCGCCGTAGAGCCTCTCGCCGAGTTGCCGAACCAGCTCGCGCTCCGGCCAGGTCAGGCGCTGATCGTCGACTTCGATGACCAGGACGCCCTGGACACGCCAGCCTTGCTGCTTGATGGATTCGGGCGATGGGCGATTGCCGCCGTAACCCCGCGGTGCCCACTTCATCGCGACACCTCGCTGAGCACGGCGGCGTAGCCGGCCACATCCAGCAGGGAATCCAGGTGCCGGGGATCGCGGGCCAGCGGAGCAAGCTTCAGGTCCAGCATGCACAGCACGACCTGTGCTGGGGTAACCGGGTGGCCGAGCGTGACAGACCAGCGGGCGGCAATGGCGGCCATGTTCTGGCGGGGCGCGCCGTAGGTCTTGCTGCGGTCGGCCAAGATGTCGGCCGCGCGCGTGAGGATGGTCTCCGCGCTCACCGCACGCCTCCCCGGGTCTCAAGGGCCCACAGCAGGATCGCGATGGCGTCGGCTTCGTTGTCGTCGGCCGGGCTGTAGCCGCACTCGCGGACAGCGGACATGACCGCGGCCTTGTCAGCGTTACCCTTGCCAGTGATGAACCGCTTGATCGTGCCAACAGGTACGCCCTGGTAGGCGACGGCCTGCTCCTCGCACCACGCCGTCATCGTCGCCAGCAGACCGCCGTAAACGTGGGCAGCATCCGTGCTGAGATGCCGGCGAACCTCCTCGAAGTGGATGGCCGCGATACCGAGCGTGTCCTCGGCGATGCCCTCCAGCCACGTCCGGAATCGAAGGTACCGGATCCCGCCGCCATCATAGCGGCTCGGCAGAAAGGACACCGTGCCGCTCACGATGCCGCCATTGGGCAGCGCCATGGCCCAGCCGGTTTGCGTGCCGAGGTCCAGGGCGAGGATCGTTTGCTGTGATGGTGGCCTGCAGACGATGCTGTCGATAACGGGATTGCCAGGGCGCAGCTGCGCCGGAACAACAGACATGACGACCTCCTCGAGGTTCGGGGTGGTCGGGGCGAGCGCGGCATCCGGCGAAGGAGGCGGCTCTCGCCCGAACCTTGAGGGATCGGGTCCGGTTCGATCTGGTGCCGGGGACATACCCAGGCCGCCAGATTATTCAAAACCTTCAAGAATACTTCAAACAGGGCCAAAGGCGTTTGAGGCCCGTAAACACTGCCTTAATTTAGATTCTTCAAATATTTCAAATAGTAATAAGGAGTGTAGAAGAGTCTCATTTTACTCTCCTCCTTCCATCCTCCCGCATACCCCCCTTGAAAGATTGAAGAATTTGAACAATTCGATTTCTTCTTTGATTTCAGACGCTTGGTACTTTCGGGGCCGTTTGAGGAATCTCGTCGGCCCTTGAAGGATCTGGCCATCAGGGCCTCGGCCCTGCGGCCCGGTAGGCCAACGCGGGCTTGGTCGGCGTCGAGCGCATTGCCATTGTCACCAACCCGGCCTCGATCAGCGTCAGCAGGATGTCATCGCGCTGGCGCTTATCGACGAACTGGGTCCGGCGAATGAGTTCGCTCTTGCTCAGGCCATCGTTACCACCACCACTGCGGATGATTTCGAGCACGCGCTTGTGACTGCGCTCCGTTTCATTGTCGGCGACGTGACGCTCGACCGCGGTCATGGTGCGGAGCGCGTAGTGGCGGACCAACCCGATCGCCCACTCGGCATCGTCGCTGCTGACGGCAGGCGCCACGGCATCGATGCCAACGGCCCGGATCAGAGCCACCTTCTGGGCATTCTCGCCGATGCGGGCGAGGATGGCGGTGAAGGCCGTGCCACGAGCCTCGCGCAATTCCCGGGTGATCTCATGGCTGAGCTCGCGAAACGCCTCCTTCGCGCCGGCCTGCATGGGCACGACCAGGGGATCGACTGCGGTTTCCGGTCCGGCCGTCCTGCCGGCCAGGTTGCCGGTCTGCCGCCCACCGCCGGCGGCAACGAGGCGAAGTCCATCGACCAGGCTCGCGGGCGGCACGCGGATGCCGGTATCCGGGTTCTCCTCCGGATAGTCGTCCTCGGTCGGCAGGATAATGAACCGGGCCAGCGACCCGTCGATGACGTTGGAGCCCTGCAGTGCATTCCAGAAGTTCACTGGCGTCGTCGTGCCATAGACGCACAGGCAGGGCTGGTTGATGTCGCGCCGCTCGTTGTGGCCATCGCGGTTGGCGTATTCGGCACCGAGGAAGACGCTCCCTGCAGCGGTATACAGCTCCGTCATGTTATCGAGGATGGCGGTGAGATGCTGAGGACTGCGACGCCGGTCGGCGGCAGCCGACAGGAACATGCCGAATTCGTCGATCTGGAACAGGATCGCGGGCTGCCGGTGCACGGCAGTCAACAGGCCGGCGCCGGAGGCGATCTTGTTGCCGCCGAGATAGTCGACGAGACCGGCGGCGACGAAGAGTTCGTTTATGACCTCGCGGCTGTGGTTCTTGCCCGAGCCGGAATCGGCGACACCGACGATATAGAGGTTGCCGCGCAGGTTGCTCTCCGTGCGGTACCTGCGCCCCATCAGCGCGCCAATCGCACAGAGGCTCGCACCGAGCGAAAGGATGGGCTGCGACCTGCGCGCCGTGGACACCATGTAGTGCGTGAGCTCCCCCACGAGACCGTCGGGTATGACGAGCTTGAATGGCTCCACCTCCGGAGGTGACACTGCCGGGCTGTTGCCGATTTTCGCCAGCATGCCCGCCGCCGGATGCACGACATCGCGCGGGGCTGAGCCGTCCAGCTCGAGCGTCGACTCGGGCCTCCAACCGCGCTCCATGGCGAGCCTATAGATCGTGCCGGCACCGATGCTGTTGGGCCGGAAGCTGGCCCAGGTCTTCGCCGTGGCGGCCGGATCGTTCTTGGCCGACTGCGCCGACCAGGTGGCGAACAGATCCGCGCCGGCCTCGCCGATGGCGCCCTTGAGGGCGAGACCGATGCGCACCCAGCTGTCGTAGTCGAGGTCGGAGTTCGGGATATAGGCGAGCGCGGCCTGCACCGCGTCGGGCACGCCTCGCTGCGCAGCACTGCCGCTGAGGCGGTCCTTGTGCGGCCTCGCCGACAATGTCGGCGCCACGGCGGCCTGCGGCAGCAGCTCCATGGCTTCGTCCAGGAACGCCCGTGTCTGTTCTTCCGTGATCGCCGGCAGGCTGGTGAGATCGATATCGGCCAGGCTGTCTTGCGGCCAGTCGTAGGGGCGGCCGGTGAAGGGATGTATCGCGTAGGCCACGAACTGCTGGCCAAGGCAGAGGACTTCCAGCGGATGCCGCTTGATGCCCTTAAAGGGCTCCACGGTGCGATAGACCAGCAGCCGCTTGGGCGCCCGGCCGATGCGCAGCGCCGGCGTGTCGCCCAGCCGCTCGCGGGCGAGCTGCTCGATGCGAAGTGCCAGCTCGGCATTGTCGGCGATGTCGATGTCGACCGCGGCCACGGTGCCACACACGATGCCGACACCCGCGTCGGGCCAGCCGCTCCAGAGCTGGAGTTCGAGATCGGTCGTGGCGCGTGCGGCATGCCGGGTCCAGGCGGGATAGTCGCGCCAGCCGCCACCGCGATGGCAGCCCGGCTTCTTGGTCCCGGGCTGGATCGGGATGATGGGATAGCCATTGGCCATGAGGCGGGTACCGAACCGCGCCATGAAGCTGGGCGCCGCGCTCAAAACGGCACCTGCTCGGACAAGCCGTCGAGGCGGCCACGGTCCTTTCCGGCGAGGTCGCGCAGGTGGTCGCAGTAGCCGGTGACGATCACCTCGATCAGCGTCTGCCATTCCCCGAGGCTGAACTGTGCAAGATCGCTCTTGCCCAGGCTGTCGAGATACTCACCCGCCATGGCGCTGCCGTGCTCCATCGCTGCCCGCTCGTTCGGCGTCGGATCGATCATGCCTCGCCTCCCATGGCAGAGGTCCTGGCAGGGGATCGAGCAAAGCTGCCGGCGACTGGTGTCGCGCCGGGGGTCGCTGACGCGATAGCGCGCATCGAACCAGCCGAAGCCGCGGGGCTCGCGGTGGCAGACAGCGCAGAGGCCTGGGGGCATGGCTTGAACCTGTGATTGACGATCTCGGTGAAGCGACCACTCGGCCGCACGAAGATGGCGTTGGGCGTCGCTAGGGTGTCGGTGGCGTTCAGGGCCTGGTCGACCGTGTCCGGCACCGGCATCGCGCTGCGCCGCTGCCACCAGTCGACCGCCTTCTGACGGGCGTAGCCGGCATGCTCGAAGCAGATCCACTCGCTGTGGCGAACGAGCCCGCAGTGATAGTCGACGCGCAGCGAGGATGGCTTGCCGGGCTTGTCGTGCCGCCTGTAGGTGACCTCGTCGACATCGAGCCACTGCGCCCGCACGGTGGACAGGATGGCGAGCGTCGTCGCCTGGGCGGCGACCTTGACCTCCGGCGGCGGGAACTGATGGCCGCAGTCGGGACACTGCCGTACGGCCGCCGCCAGGATGCTGTCGCAATCCGGGCAGACCTTGGTTGGCGCAACTCCTTCGGCCTCGACCGGCCGCTTCGGTTTCACCGCGTCTACCGGGCCATGCCGGGCGACGTTGCCGGCGAAGTCGAGGACAAGGCAGTTGTCCTTGCCCGGGGCGAGGCGCGTGCCGCGACCGGCCATCTGGACGTACAGCCCGGCCGACTTGGTGGGCCGCAGCATGGCGATCAGGTCGACAGCCGGCGCATTGAAGCCGGTGGTCAACACGCCCATCGAGGCCAGAGCTCGGACCTCGCCCCGCTTGAAGGCGACAATGATGCGATCGCGCTCATTGGTCGGGGTGTCGCCGAAGATAGTAGCGCAGCTTACGCCCTTCTCGCGCAGCGCCTCGGCGACGTGCGTGGCATGCTCGACACCTGAGCAGAAGGCCAGCCAGGACCGGCGGCCCTCGCCATGCGCCAGGATCTCGTCGATGGCGGCGCGGGTAATCGACTCGCGATCGACGGCTGCCTGCAACTGCCCCGGGATGAACTCGCCGCCGCGACTGCCGACACCACCAACGTCGAGGGTCAGATCGGTCGCCTTGCTGATCAGCGGGCAGAGATAGCCGTCGTCAATAAGTTTGCGGATGGAGACCTCGTAGGCGATGTCGGTGAACAGCCTACCGTTGCCCTCGTGCAGAAGACCGCTATCGAGCCGGTAGGGCGTCGCCGTGAACCCGATCACTTTCAGATGTGGGTTGATACGCGAGAGCGTGCCGAGGAAGCGCCGGTACATCGTATCGGAGGCGCGCGGAATGAGATGGGCTTCATCGATCAGCACCAGGTCGCATTGCTGCACGTCGTAGGCGCGGCGATGGATGGACTGGATGCCGGCGAACAGAACCCTGGCGCCGATGTCCCGGCGGCCGAGCCCGGCCGAGTAGATACCGGCAGGCGCGTCAGGCCACAGCCCCATCATTTCGGCATGGTTCTGCGCGATCAGTTCGCGCACGTGGGTGACGACGAGGATGCGCTGGTCGGGCCACTGCTGCAGCACGCCCTGGATGAACGACGCCAGCACGATCGACTTGCCACCCGCCGTCGGGATCACGACCAATGGGTGGCCGTGCTTCTCGGCGAAGTACTGGTAGATCGCCGAGACGGCGGCTTGCTGATAGGGCCGCAGGCTCAGCATGGCGTACCACCCCGGGCGTCGTTCACCCACTCCGTCCCGTCAGGCATGCGATAGACGACATGGTCTTCGCCGGCGTCTGCCACCTCGCCCGGCACCAGATCGGGGATGAGCAGGTGCTTGCCGCATCCGGCGCGCTGTGCGGAGCTGTCGAGTGCACGGTCGAACCGCGCGCAGTGCCAGCCGCCGTCGACGGCAGTCGAGTGCAGGCAGGTCCGGCAGTTCGATTCCGACGCCGCGCCCTCGTGGCAGACGGCACTGTGATCGCAGAACCGGCACTCCCACCAGGTCGGGTCCTCCGACATCCGCGCCGGCGGCCGCTTGGCCCCGATCACCCGCCGGGCCTTGTCGAGCAGGCGCTCGGCCGCCGAGCGGTCGGCATGCACGCGCTCGACATGCAGGGCGTCGGTATCCTTGCAGACCGCCAGGTAGAGCGCCCGGGTGATGCCCGTGAGGTGCATATAAATCTGCATCTGGGCCCAGTGCTGCGGCTTCGAGGTAGCCACGCCCTTCGCGACCAGGTCCCGGAAGCTCTTCGCCGAGTGCGTCTTGAACTCGACGACGTGCCAGGTCTTCGGTGCCTCCCGAAGCCCAATCGCCACGGCGTCGAGCGACCCACCGAAGTGACCGCCGTGGGCCTCCACCCGCCACTGACGGCCGCTCTCGGGATCGACTTCGAGTACAGTGGCGCCTGTGGCGCGAAGGTTGCGCACCAGGCGGGCCTCCTCGAGGTTGCCGGTCTCGAACAGGCGCAGGATCCGCCCCGGGAACTGCGGCAGCGTGGTCCAACGGAAGTCGTACCAGAGCGCCCGCTCACAGGACTTGCCGATCAGGGAAGCGCCGAGGTGATCGCGGAAGCCCTCGCGGTGCTCGGCCTCGTAGGCCGCGTAGATCGCCGACAGGGTGGGCGTCGATGGACTGGGCAAGAGCGCCATCACGCGGCCTCCCCAGCCCGCCGCCGGGCTTCGGTCAGTAGCGTCGACCAGGTTGTCTCGTCGTGCCGCTCGCGCAGCACGGCGATCAGGCAGTCCTTCACCGACTCGCGGCGCGGCCGCGACTGCTGGACCAGTCCAGCGCGCTCGCGCTGCAGATGGCGCAGCGCCGTCTTGGCACGGTGGAACCAGCTCGGGTCGATGGGCTTGCCGCTCGCCTGCCGCAGCAGGTCGGCCGACGCGATCTGGGTCTTGATGGAGGCCATCGCATCGTCGATCTCGGCAAGACGGGCGCGTGGCTCGGCAGGGGACTGTACTGTCATCTCGAGTTCTCGGAGCTGGAGGGCATGGCCGCCGGCGGCATCGGGCAGGACGTCGCCGGCGGTGGGCACGGGCTTCAGGCGGAGCGCTTCCAGGGCGCGGTCTTGAAGCCGCCGGAGGCCAGGGTGGCCTGAGGCGCCGGCATGGCCGGAGCCGCGGTGGCAGGACGGGCGACCGGCGCCGGTTGTGCTGCAGGCGCCGCCCGTTCCAGCGGCTGGTAGCGGATCTTGTTGCTCTCGCCGTAGCCGTTCTTCGGCGGCTGGACCTGGACGACGGCCATGAACGGGATCAGGTGCAGCTCCTCGCTGTCCTGGACCTGCAAGCGTGCCGTCGCGTGACAGATCGCCGACAACGTTCGCTGGGCCATCTCGACCGTCTGGGAGTTGTTGTTCACCAAGTTCAAGCGATCGAACAGCTTGCGTCCCTTGTAGGGTCCGTCCAGCACGTCGATCTCCAGATTGAGGTACTGGCCCATGCCGTCCCTCGTCAGGCGCATGTCGCTGGCGACGATCTGCGCGGGGTACTTGCCGGGCGGCAGCACTTCCAGCGGCTTCATGGGGTCGACGCCAGTGGCGTCGAAAGTGGCTCCGAGGTTTGCCATGTCAGTCTCCTGTCGTGTCGGGGCTCAGGGTTGCGGCATCGCCGCGGCGAAGGCCTGCCAGTCGAGCGGCAGCATGTCGGGCAGGCCGTATCGGTTCTTGGCGAGGAAGGCGGGGCGCTCGGCGGTGTAGAGAACGCGCTCGCCGCTCCCGAGCGCTCGCGTGACCTTCTTGTTGAAGCCGACGTCGGACTTCACCGTGCTGATGCGGTAGTTGGCGAACAGAACGACGTCGGAATGCTCCTGCAGCAACGCCGAGGCGCGGGCATGGAGCTTGATCACGTAGCGGTCGTAGGGTTCGTGCTCGGGACTGTCGAAGCGCTTGATGTCGGTGTGAGCGAGCTGAATCACCGTCATGCCGCGCTCGTCGCGCAGCGCGTTCAGGCCATCGAGATACTGGCGCCACAGGTCGAGGGCAGCGATAAAGCCCTTGCCGTAGCCAGGGTCCTCGATCGAGCGCCAACCGTTATCCTTGCAGGCGCGCTGCCAGACCAGCGGTTCCAGCCAGTCGACGCTGTCGACCACCAAGGTCTTGTAGTCGTGCGGCTCGCTGTACAGCGCCGCGAGGGCCTCCATCACTGCGTCGAAGCTGCGGGCCAGCGGGAAGTGCGGCACCTGTATCTTGCCGAGCCCGTCCTCGGTCGGCACGACGACCGGCTTTTCGGCGCCGGTCGCGAATGTGGTCTTGCCCACGCCGGCAACGCCGTAGGCAAGGATCCGCGGCGGCGACCACACGGTCGTGGATTTAAGGGACGAAAGCGATATGGCCATTACTGCTTCTCCATGGGAACGACAGAGGGGTTGGAACGGCGGGAGGTCGCCGCCGCAGGCTGCGTATGCAGCGTTTCTTGCAGCAGCAACGTCGACAGCGATGCGGTGACCTTGTCGGTCCGCTGCCGCGCAATCGCGAGGTAGGAGTAGTCTTCGGGGCCGTTGCGGCGCTGGACCAGGTGAACCAGTCTCTTCTCTGCTGCCTTCCAGGCGATGCGCGCAACACGGGCGAGCTCGCGTTGCTCGTCGCTTTTGGGAGTCTGGCTGTCGATGCTGGCGTCCAGAGCCAGAAAACCGTGGTGATATTCGAGGGTGTCACCAGGGCTCGCCTGGGCGATCCATGCGCAGAACTGAATCGCGTCGATCAGAAGTTCGCGTGCTGGCGCCGCCGACTGATGCGCGCTCTTCTCTCTGTTACGGCCACGAACCGGGGGGATAAAATCGTCGCCGATCGGAGCACAGCGCTTTGTCAGCGCACTCACAGCGAAGTCTCCGTGCGCTTGGCCGTCTCGAAGGCTTCAATGTCGCCGAGCAGGTAGACGACGCGCCCGCCGATCTTGATGTATTGAGGGCCCAGACGAAGCCAGCGCCACCGCTCGAGAGTGCGAGGACTGATCCGCCAGCGTTCGGCCAATTCGCCTTGGGTGAGATGCCGGACCGGCATGCCCCTCTCCTTCGGTTGTCATTTCAAACCTGAGGAGAGGATAGCGACGCGTTAGAAGCGCATCTGCGGGATCGGTGATGGATCGGTGATGGATGGCTGGTGGATGGCTTTACGCAGAACTACTCTACTCTTAGACGATATCAGCCCGGCCAAGCCCCATACCTTAGGTGGTGGAAGCATGCGTTCAGTTGTACAAGTGATCGAAGCCGTCTTGGTATATCGTGGGGAACGACGAATGCGGATCAACTTAACAGCGGCGCAGATCGAGCAGCTTAAGGCCTCTTGCTACGGCGGCGACAGCCCGCCGCTGTCCATGAATACACGTCCTCGCGATGCACAAAGCATCAGCTGGTGGACCAGCAATTCTCGCTTGGAGTACCTGGACGGCAGTCGGAAGACTGCAGCGTTACGGCTCTACATAGAACTGATGCAGCAATCGGTTGATCCCCACCCTCATCGCTTCCCTGCTTCTTTCGAATCGCAGGATGGCGAGCGCTTCCGGCCAGACAAGGGCGTCATCAAAGCGTGTATGCAGAGCGGTCAAGCGCTCATCCGAGTCGCAAATACTGCCCCGGAGCTGATGTTCGAGCTCACTGAAGAAGGAACGCGAAGGCTTAGTCGTTGAATCAACGAATCACTTCACATCAAGTACTATTCAGTTCTCAAACGATACTGTCCCCGCCCGTTCGACTCGATGATCGCGCCCCACGCGGGATGGCGGCGGAACAGGTTGACCATGCGCATGCTGAGATCGCTCGATCCGGCCTGCTTCAAGAGGGTCTTGCCGGTCACCCAGGGTTGCTCTGACTTGGCCGCCGCATAAAGGATACGAATCGCCGAACGCTGGATCTCGCCGGTGAACAAGTAGAGTTCACCGTTCAGCGACACCTGAGAGTAGTCCGGCAAATGCGAGAAGCAGCCTTTGGCAGCCGGCCTGGCAGTCTGGCCAGCAGCCTCCCGCGTACGCGCCTCGCACTGGATATGGTCCGTGCGTCCGGCTTTCTGCAGGCAATCCCGGATCTGGTTGCCCACATCCCGACCCTGCGTGCCGAGCGGCTTCATGATGAAGTCGTCGATGCCGTCCCGGAACGCGCCGATGATGTCGTGCGGCTCCTTGCCATGGCCGCTGATGACAATGATCGGCATCAGGTGCTTGCCCTTCGCACCGTGAGCCGGATAGCGCTGGCGGATCTCGCGCAGCAACGCCATGCCGGACTCGACGCGCGGCTTGATCGACTGGTTGTCGGCCTTGATCTGCAGGTCGAGCAGCACGTAGCAAAAGCCACCCTGGTCAAGGCGCGCCCTCGCATCGGCCAGGGTCTCGACATGGATATGGCCGTGACCAAAAGATCGCAGCAGATCGGCGATCTCAGCGGCCATCTCTGGCTCATCCTCGACGATAAGGGCGGTGTGACCTGTAACCATGCCGACTATTCCTCACAGGCTGCTTGATCAACCGGAAGCACTAAGGTGATCACGGTGCCTTCACCCAAGCGGCTGTCGATCGACAGGGTGCCCCGGTGATCGACTTCGACGATCTTCTTCGCCAGCGGCAGGCCGAAGCCCATGCCGCCCGGCTTTCCGGAGCTGTAGAGAAGGACGCAATCGCGTAGCGCCTCCTCGCCCATGCCGCACCCGTTATCGCCGATGGTAATCCGCACATGCGTCTCGCCCTCGGCAGCGGCCGAGATTGTCAGCATCGCCTGACGGCCGAGGTGGACGCAGGACTCGACGGCGTTGACCACGATATTGATGAGCGCCTGCAGGAGGCGCGACCGGTTTGCGTCGATCTTCAAGGCGCGGCTCACGGTCTGGCGCACTTGGACACCGGCCGCGGGCCCTTCCATGTGGCTGAGCGCGAGATCGACCGCTTCCGTCACGATGGGATGCAGCGCCTCCACCGTGAACTCGGCCGGCGTGTGCGTGGTGAATGCCCGCAGGTTGTCGAGGAAGTCCGTGACCAGGACGACGCGTTCCCGGGCGCGCCGGACATGTGCAAGCGTCTCGTCCGGCGCGCGCAGCGACGCGAGCTGGCGCTCCAGGTTCAGCAAGGAGGCATCCACCGGCGAGATGATTCGCACGATCTCGTGGTACGCCTCGCGCACGAACCGGTGGTTCAGCCGATCGGCGATGTTCAGCGTGGCCCGATGGGCCCGTGCACCGTATCGCGTCTCCACAGCGGACAGCAGGCTCAGGACCTCTTCGCCGCGGTTGTCGCTATGGCTGTCGGCCCGGGCCAGGCTATCGCGCCGGCGCAGCGTCTTCCGGGCTGCCTCCCGCACCCACGTGTTTTCATCCTCGACGATGCGAGCAATCACGGCGTGGAACAATTCGTGCCGCAGGAACAGCACGGCATGCGCAACCGCCTTGCGCACCTCCCACTTCGGGTGGGATGCCAACCGCAAAAGGCGGCCGGCCACCTCCGTTTTCAACTGCTCGCCGGCCTGACCGGACCTCAGCCAGCTGCCGACCTGCTCCACACCCTCGCGGACCCGCGCCCAATCCTCGGCATCGAGGGTGGCCAGCAGGTCATCCTTCTCCAGCTCGGTCACGGCGCACTCAGTGCCCGTACTTCTGCATGCGCAGGACGAAGGCTTCCTTGCCGCCCTCGAGCAGGTGTTCGATCTGCTCCTTCACGTCCTCCACCGTGCCCCTGTGGGTGACGGTGCCCTGGCGGCCATCCGATGCGAATACGAACACCCGGTCAGCCTCACCCAGCACAGGAATGTTGGGATTGTGCGTCACGAAGATCAGCTGCCGACCGCCCTTGGCGTTGCGCAGGCTCCGCACGATGGTGTCGTACACGAAGGCATTATCCAGATTGTCTTCCGGCTGATCGATCAGCAGCGGGCGCTCGCTCTCCAGCAGCAGGATCGGCAGCACGACGGTGCAGCGCTGCCCCGTCGACAGATCCGCCGAGTTCTTGTAGTCGGCGCCATCCTTCAGGGAGATCAGCGGCTCGTCCTCAAGGTCGATCGTCTCCAGCCTGCCGATCTGGTCGCTCTCCTGGAGATGACCCACGATCCGGGCGGCCTGGTCCGCGGCAATGTTGCCGTCCTCCGCCAGCCGCGCGGCGTCGCCCTTGCGGACGATGCGCGACAGTTCTTCGGGCGAGAGATTCTCCACGATGCGAGCGGCGATGCGGTTGTACTGCAGGCCGCAGCCCTTCAGCATCTCCTTGAGCAGGGCCTCGTAGTCCGACCGGTCTCCTGCCTGGGTAACGACGACCTTGATGGTCGGCGCGAGCGAACGGGAGAGACACTCCGCGACCTGCTTGCGCAGCTGGAACCGCCGGTCGCGCAGCTCCGACAGCTTCGCGTTCATCTGCCGGTGCGTGGTCTCCAGTTTCTTGCGCTTGCGGACCAAGCCATCCATCTCGTGCCGCGCCTTCGTCAACGTCAAATGGCGCTGCTGCAGCTTGGCCCGCTCCGATGCCCGTTGCTTCTCCTCGGCCGATCGGGCGATGACGTCTCGGTAGTGCTGCTCCTGGCGGGCATGATCGGCAGCGAGCCTGGCCGCGACATCGCCCAACTGCGTCGTCAGGCCGGCGCATCGGCGCTGGATCTCGGGCAGCGCGTCTCGGAAGGCTTCGACGAACTCCTGCGTCGCCGTCTCCAGTTCCTCGAACAGCGCTTCGTTGGGCCCTTCCCGCACGCCCACCCCGATCGCCTGTGCGCAGTTCTCGGCGACCGTGTCGACGAACCGCCTGAAGCCCGCGTTGGCCGACATCACGGCGGTGCGCAAGTCGGCGATCATCTCCGTCTCACGCGTCCGCAGCGCCTTGTGGGCATGGGCGGTGTTGATCAGGTCGGCGTCCTCGCCCTCGACCACCTGCATCTCCTGCAGCCGCTTGCCGACGACCTCGATGTCCGGAACGACGTCCTCGATCTCGCGAATGCGATGATCGAGGTTGCGCAGTTCCAGGGCGCTCTGCTCGATCTGCCGCTTCGCCTTCTGGATGTCGGCCGTCGCCTCGCGAATCGCTTCTTCGGCGAACTTGTCGATCAGCGATAACTGGAAGCGCGGGTTGGTGGCGATCTCCTCGATCTCGTTCTGGCTGTAGATGTCGGCCTTGAACACCAGGTCGCGGTCCAGGGTGACAGGAATCGGCTCACCGTCGGCGTCGAGTACCTGGACCTCATCCCCCCAGGGGCGCTCGGCCCGGTACCGCGTGCCGTGCCGCGTCTCGACCTCGAGGTGGATCGTGCCGCTGCCGAGATTCCCGCGCACGTGGCCCTCGATCGCGCGCGACCGCGGCCGGCCGTCGGCGGCGTCCGGCATCATGCCCAGGATGTAGCGGATGAACTCCAGCGCCGTGGTCTTGCCGGTGCCGCGGCCGCCGATGATGCAGTTGAGGCCGTCGCTGAATTCCAGCCGCGTGCCGTCGAGGAACCCCCCGGTGACGGACAGGCTGAGAATCCGGTGGTGCGACTGCCCAGCATCCGGGTAGGCCGAAACGGCGTCGACCTTACGTACCGCCAATTGCATGCGTAATCCCCCGAAGAGGTAACCGCGACCGAAACCGCGGTCGAAATACTCGACTAATAATGTTCTAGTTTTGTTCCTTTTCCGTTTGGAGTCAAACACCGCGCCTATGAACAACTTCGCGCGGCTTCCTTTGTTTGCGCAGGACCACGTTAACCAATTGATTCCACTATCGATTCTCTTGAGGACGAGTAGCCTTGGGCGACCGCACACCCTCTCGAAAAGTCGCCATGGTCCACAGCCACGCCCGCCCTAACCCTATCTCCCCGGACCGCCTCAACCCCGCCGATCGCCTGGCCGAACTCGGCCAGATCCTGGCCGCCGGCCTGATGCGCCTCCATGCCCGGAAGTCCAGTCCACTATCTGCCGACCGGGGAGACAGTTCCGTCGACTTCCCGCCCGACCGAAGCGGTCATGCCGACACCCTCACACGGAGAACGGCATGAAGGATCACGACACTGTGCTGGCGCGCATCGCGGCGTTGAAGGCGATGCCGACGGCGGAGCTGAAGGAGCAGTGGCAGGCGCTCTTCAACACTCCGCCCCCGCCCTACAATCGGCGCTTCCTGGAAAGCCGGCTGGCGTACCGGATCCAGGAGCTGGCGTACGGCGGCCTAAAGCCCGAGACGGTGCGTCGGCTGGAGCAGTTGGGCGAGCAGCTCGACGGCGGCAACATCGCCGTGCGCCGGGTGCGAGGCTGCGACATCCCGATCGCCGGCACTCGCCTGATCCGGGAGTACCAGGGCGTCGAGCACACCGTGACGGTGATGGCCGACGGCTACGAATGGCAGGGCCGACCGTACAAGTCGCTGTCGGCCATCGCACGGGTGATAACGGGGACCCGCTGGAACGGGCTGCTCTTCTTCGGGCTCAAGAATCGGCGGGCCGCGGCATGAAGAAGCCGGTCGTCCGCAAGGTTCGCTGCGCCGTCTATACCCGCAAGTCGAGCGAGGAAGGGCTCGACATGGAGTTCAACAGCCTCGACGCCCAGCGCGAGGCCTGTAGCGCCTACATTGCCAGCCAGCGGTCGGAAGGCTGGGTCGAACTGGCCGATCCGTACGATGACGGCGGCTTCTCGGGTGGCACGCTGGAGCGACCGGCACTGCGGCGGCTGATGGCCGACATCGAAGCGGGCCGGGTCGACGTCGTGGTCGTCTACAAGATCGATCGGCTGAGCCGCGCCCTGATGGACTTCGCCCGGCTGGTCGAGGTGTTCGACCGCTGCGGCGTCACCTTCGTCTCGGTGACCCAGTCCTTCAACACGACCACCAGCATGGGCCGGTTGACCCTGAACGTGCTGCTGTCTTTTGCCCAGTTCGAGCGCGAGGTGATCGGCGAGCGCATCCGCGACAAGGTCGCTGCCTCGCGCCGGCGCGGCATGTGGATGGGCGGGTTCGTGCCCATGGGGTACCGGGTCCGGGACCGCAAGCTGGTCGTCCACGAGCCCGAGGCTGCGGTCATCCGCCGAATCTTCGAGCGCTTCCTGAAGGTCGGCTCCGCCACGGTGCTCGCCCGGCAGCTCCGGGCCGAGGACGTCCGCAGCCATCGAGGGCGGGTCGTCGACAAGGGAGCCCTGTACCGGATCCTCCGGAACCGGGTGTATGTGGGGCTGGCCGTCCACAAGGGCGCTGCCTACCCCGGCGAGCACGCCGCGATTGTCAGCCAGGCACTCTGGGACAAGGTGCAGTCGATCCTGCAGGAGAGCCCCCGGGTCCGGGGCTGCCGGGCTCGGGCCGCTACGCCCGCGCTCCTCAAGGGGCTGCTGTTTGGCCCCACAGGCCGCGCCATGAGCCCGACGCACACCCGCAAGCACGGCAAGCTCTATCGCTACTACGTCTGTCAGGCTGCCCTGAAGGGGGAGGTTCAGCCGTCCCCCATCCGACGGGTCTCGGCGGCTGCCATCGAGGCGGCGGTCATCGACCAGCTGCGGGCCCTGCTGCGGTCCCCTGAAGTCGTGATGGCGACTTGGCGGGCTGCCGGGCCCCAATTCGATGGACTGTCGGAAGGACTAGTGCGGGAGGCTCTGGAGCGGCTCGATCCGCTCTGGGAGGAGCTCTTCCCCGCCGAGCAGACCCGCATCGTCCAGCTGCTGGTCAAGCGCATCGACCTCAAGACGGACGGGCTCGAGCTCCAGCTCCGGACACAGGGGCTCGGCCACGTGGTCCAGCAACTGGGTGATCTCCGGAGGGCTGCCTGATGCCACGGCAAGAACCCGCCATCGTGACCATCAAGGTGCCCTTCGCCGTGCGCAAGCGCGGCGGCCGGAAGCTGGTCCTGGCGCCGGACGGCGTGCCGGTGCCCCCTGGCGCGCCCCACGTCGACAGCACGCTCGTGAAGGCCATCGCCCGGGCGTTCCGCTGGCAGAAGATGCTTGAGACCGGACGGTACGCGACCGTCAGGGAGATAGCCAGGGCCGAAAAGATCAACCCGTCCTACGTCTCACGCGTGCTCAGGCTGACGCTGCTCGCGCCGGCAACCGTGGAAGCGATTCTGGATGGACGCGCGAGCGCCGGGCCGACGCTGGCGGAGGCGATGGGGGTGTTTCCGGTGGAGTGGTCGAGGCAAGCGGGCGCCCCACACCGTCGCGAGTGTCGATAGGTACTCGACAACGGCTGCATCAGTCGGATCGAGGCATGTCGGAGCATTCCGCTGCGCCTCGGCGTCCAAGAGGAGGATGTTCTTCAAGCGGATCTCGCGGCTGCAGTTCAGCTGAACGGTGCCTATAATCGATATCCATGCCTATGATCGGTAGATTGCGAAAGCGCCACGTTCACAAGTGCTCGCGATGATTGCATTTGTTCTTGACGATGGTGCGGCTGTAGGTAAGTAGTTGAGAGCGGCAGTAGCCTTAATATGGTAGAGGCACTGGCTTCGGTCAGTAGTCCTGGTTCGATTCCGGGCTGTCGAGAGCGGGGCTACGGCCCTGTTGTCGACAGCCCGGAGTGATATGGACCAGACCGCAAAATGGCACGTCTTCGAAGCGCAAGTGCAGAATGTGCGGTCACTTCGGTCTGCCATGCGCCAAGTGCATCGTTCAATTAATGACGCCCTTCGGGTAAACGACCAGCCACGAGCTGATGCCTTCGCGAAGATGTATGCCCTTCTGTTCTGCGCTTGGGCCGAAGCGAACTTTTCCAAGGTTCTGCATACGCCCTACGGTTTCGACCTAGGTGAGATCGAACAGGTCCAAGCGGCTAAGAATGATGACGGGATAGTTGCGGCCTGGAAGAAGTGTGTCGAGCTGGGCTTGCGGCATCTGGATGCCAAGCGTGGAAGCTTTAAGCCTAACGCTCAGAAAAAACTCACCGAGATCATCGATGGCCACGTATTCGATCCGAGCTTGTTGCGGAATAAGCTAGCCCACGGCCAGTGGGTGGTGGCGCTCAATCGCAAGAATACGGCCGTTCAAGCTGATCTAACAGCTAGGATCGCGGCTCTCGATATCGTTGTGATTGCGGCCTGGATCGAGGGGCACGCGCTCTTGGCACAGCTTGTTGAGCATCTCATTGAATCGCCGAAGAAGGCCTTCATGCGCGATTGGTATCAGTACGTCACTAAGATCGAAGAGAAAGTTGTCGAGTATGAGAAGCGCACACTTGATGAGCATGTAAAACGGCTTCGCGCCAAAGATTCCATTACGAATGCAAAAAATAAGCGCAGATGAATATATCTTTAACAATGGCACAGATCATCAAGTTGGAGAAGGTGCCGGGCCTAGGCGCGGTGCCCCCACGCCGGCTGCGGCTCCCCATGTCAACAGCACGCTGGTGAAGGCTATCGCCAGGGCCTTCCGCTGGCAGAAGTTGCTGGAGACCGGCCAGTACGCAACGATCGAGAAGGCCGAGAGGATCAATCCGTCCTACGTCAGCCGGGTGCTGAAGCTAACGTTGTTGGCGCCGGTGGCCGTGGAGGGGGTCCTGAATGGACGGGCTGTAGCGACGCCGACGCTGGCGGAGGCGATGGGGGTGTTTTCGTTCCAGTGAAGTAAAGTCTGCTGCGACATGCTGGAGAGCAAGGTCATGATTTACGTCCCGATCCTTGAAATCGATGACAGCAACATGGCTGGTTACGAATGGACTTGGACTTTTTACCTCAACAAAACAGTCCGCCGCCGCTTCACGCTCAGCGCAAAGCAGACTGTTAGCAATGATCGCCCCATGAGTATGGCTTCACGGCGTGGACTCCGAGACGGTGTCGACATCTACGACGCGCTAACATCGATGATTTCGGAACTAGGATACCATCTGCCCGACTACAACCTTGAGAAAGTCGCGACTTGCATTGCACGACTCGAACCTGCGCTAGCAGCTGACTTTCTTGGTGGGGAACAACTGTCTGAACAGCGCGAACTACTACGCCTTAAGAAGCAGCAAGAGGTACGAGATGGTCGGCTGAAGCCATTCCGAGCGACAATTGACCGGTACGTGCTACGATTTGACGATGCGCCTAGGCGGTTCGCTCCATCGCTCCGCTCCGCTGCTATTTCGTTCATTGAGGAATACGTTCGAAAGCACGGACACCTGCCCAGCGGGACTCATCGCCTACGGACGGGTACGGACCACGACTTTTCAACCCTTGGACCGCTTCATGCTGATGAGTCGGAGTAAAAAAAGGGGCGATGCCTAGTCGAAGTGATAACTCTTGCTGGCGCTTCCGGTAGCAGAACATGCTGGAGCCCGGTCAGTTCAGAACGATTAGGGAAATCGCCAAGGCTTAGACGATCAACTCGTCCTATGTCTCACGCATGCTCCGGCTGACGCTGCTGGCGCCGGCGACGGTGGAGGGCGCTTCTGGAGGGGCGGAAGAAAGTGGCGCCGACGCTGGCAGAGGCGGCGAAGGAGATTCCGGTTGAATTGAGTATCAAACAGTAGGCGTGTCTGTTCACGGCCCTTTAGCGGACATGACGACGCAGGCAGTGCCTGTACTCGGTCGACCGCCTCGGCCGGGGCGCTGCTGGCTATACATCACTATTTCATAGCCTCCTTCCTTCTCCCGTCATCGAACGCGCAATGGCGTCAGCGCAACAGTACCAATTCCGGTATGGCATCGATGCCACACCATACGATCGCGTCTTGCCCGAACTCTATGCCAAGCTGGCGCGCTGGGTCGCGGGTGATTCCGAGTGCAAGGAAGCTTTTCTCGGCGGGCCACACCCCCGACATGTCTCTGCCGGCTCCTTCAAGTACATGGGGCGTTAGCGCCGCCAGCCGTGCGCCCAGCACATGGTGCGCGTCCTCGTTCACAGCGACATCGCAGCTGCAGCCATATGGATTAAAGGCGGTGATAAACAGCGCACACTGCGTGCCCGTCGACGCATAGAGGCGCCGCAGCGGCGGCGATGCCTCGTTAATCCTGAGTACGAACGACAGTTCAGCAACCTCGACGCTATAGGCGGTAGAGTTATAAGCTGCGATCTTGTCGGGCGCGATGACTGTGCTGTTCAAGACAAAGTCCTCCAGTTGGATGGCCGGCGCTCGCCGCTTTGTTGCTCAGAAGAGCCACATCCGCTTTCGCGAAACCACCTTATCCGGCAGGAGCAGGTTAGCGTGGGCGTCGACACAACTCTTGGTGACAAACCTTGCTACCAGACGCTGTGCGCGAATGCGAGCCGGCTCTGCTACTTGGGAGCCATCCAGTGACCCGCAAAATGCTTCTACCGGGCTGGCGAGCAACGTAGACTACCCATCATGGCAATCAAGAAATCCGAACTCTACTCCTCGATCTGGGCCTCCTGCGATGAACTGCGCGGCGGCATGGATGCCAGCCTATACAAGGACTACGTCCTGTTTATGCTGTTCATCAAGTACATCACCGATAAGTACGGCAACAGCATGGACTTCGCCCCGCCGATCACGATTCCCAAAGGTGCGAGCTTCACGGACATGCTGGAGCTTCGCGGCAAGAGTGACGTTGGCGACAGGATCAACACGCAGGTCATCGCGCCACTCGTAAATGCCAATGCCCGTTTGGCCCGGAGCGACTTCCCCGACTTCAACGACTCCAACAAGCTCGGCGAAGGGCAGGCCAAGGTCGAGCGGCTGACCAACTTGATCAACATTTTCGCGAGCCCGCAGCTCGACTTCTCGCAGAACCGCGCAGAGCACGACGACATTCTCGGCGACGCCTACGAGTACCTGATGCGGCACTTCGCCACCGAGAGCGGCAAGAGCAAGGGGCAGTTCTACACTCCCGCCGAAGTCAGCCGCGTCATCGCCAAGGTGATCGGGATTTCGCCGCAGAATACGAAGGCGTCCACCACCGCCTACGACCCAACCTGCGGCTCGGGCTCGCTGCTGCTCAAGGTGGCCGCCGAGGCGGGCAAGGCCATCACGCTCGAAGGGCAGGAGAAGGACGTGACCACGGCGGGCTTGGCCCGTATGAACATGATCCTGCATGATTTCCCTACGGCCAACATCGTCTCGGGCAACACACTTGCCGCGCCGAAGTTCAAGGACGGTGAGCAGCTCCGCACCTACGACTACGTCGTCGCCAATCCGCCGTTTTCCGACAAGACCTGGACCACCGGCCTCACGCCTTCGAACGACCCGTTTCAGCGCTTCGCGTGGGGCGAGCCGCCCGCCAAGCAGGGCGACTACGCCTACCTGCTGCACATAATTCGCTCGATGAAGAGCGCGGGCAAGGCCGCCTGCATCCTGCCCCACGGCGTGCTCTTCCGCGGCAATGCCGAGGCCACGATCCGCCAGCAACTCGTTCGGTCCGGCTATCTCAAGGGGATCATCGGCCTGCCCGCCAACCTTTTCTACGGCACCGGCATCCCCGCCTGCATCGTTGTGCTTGACAAGGAGAACGCAGCCGGCCGCAAGGGTGTGTTCATGATTGACGCCTCTAAGGGCTTCATCAAGGACGGCAACAAGAACCGCCTGCGCGAGCAGGACATCCACCGCATCGTCGACACTTTCACCAAACAGGCCGACGTCCCGCGCTACGCCCGGATGGTACCGCTGGTCGAGATCACCGACCCGAAGAACGACTTCAACCTCAACCTACCGCGCTACATCGACAGCACCGAGCCCGAAGACCTGCAGGACATCGACGGCCACCTGCGCGGCGGAATCCCCGAGCGTGACCTTTCGGCGCCCGAGAGTCGGCTGGCAGCCTACTGGCGGGTGCTGCCGAGCGTGCGCAATGCGCTGTTTGAATCGGCTGGCCGCCCCGGCTATGCGCGCCTGAAACTCCCGCTACCCGAGGTGAAGCCCGCCATTCTGGGCCACGCCGAGTTCGCCGCTTTCCAGCAGAAGGCCACGAAAGGCTTCAGCGACTGGCGCAAGGCAACAACTCCACGCCTCACTGCCTTCGGAAAGGACGGCCATCCCAAGGCGCTGATCGCAGAAATCGCCGAGGAACTGCTCGCTGCCTTCCTCGAGGCACCGCTGCTCGATGCCTACGACATCTACCAGCACCTGATGGACTACTGGGCAGAAGTGATGCAGGACGACGCCTACCTGATCGCCGCCGATGGCTGGGTAGCTGTACCGGCGCGCATCATCGAGACCGACAAGAAGGGCAAGCAAAAAGACAGGGGCTGGGCCTGCGACCTCGTCCCTAAGGGGCTTGTCGTCGCCCGCTACTTTACTAAGGAGCAGGCGGCACTCAATGCCACGCAGGCCGAGCTAGAAGCCACCACCGCCAGTACTGCCGAGCTGGAAGAGGAACACAGCGGCGAGGAAGGCTATTTGGGCGCGCTCGACAAGATCGCCAAGGCCGAGGTCAACGCGCGACTGAAGGAGATCAAGAGCGACAAAGACGCGAAGGACGAGCTTGCCGTGCTCAAACGCTGGCTGGAGCTGACCGAGAGCGAGGCTGCGCTGAAGAGGGCGATGAAGGAGCAGGAGGCCGCGCTCGACCGGCTGGCCTATGAGAAATACCCCAAGCTCACCGAGGCCGAGATCAAGACGCTGGTCGTCGACGACAAGTGGATGGCGCAACTGTCCACCTCCGTGCAGGGCGAGCTCGACCGCGTCTCGCAAACCCTCACGGGCCGCATCCGCCAGCTCGCCGAACGCTATGCCACCCCGCTGCCGCAACTCACAGACGAGGTGGAGACGCTCGCCGCGCGAGTAGATGAGCACCTGAGGAAGATGGGGGCGACATGGAAATGAGGCCTGGGTACAAGCAGACGGAGGTGGGCGTCATCCCCAATGACTGGGATATTCGGCCACTCACTGAGGTGTCGAAAGTCACGAGTGGCAAACGACTTCCCTTGGGCTACTTCGTTGGAGACAAGGAGACCCCCTATCCGTACATCCGCGTGACAGACATGCGGCCCGGACGAGTCGACACTAGCGACATTAAGTACGTACCGGAAGCTGCATACCCGTCCATTAGCAAATACAGGATCTTCAAGGACGACTTGTTCATCTCTGTTGCCGGGACGCTGGGCATTGTTGGGCGCATCCCTGACGAGCTGGACGGGGCCAACCTCACCGAGAACGCCGACAGAATTAGTGCGATCACCTGCGACAAAGACTACCTGCTGCACGTGATGCTCTCGCCCGTTGTTCAGGACGTCATTGAGTCGGAGCAAACAGTAGGGGCGCAACCAAAGCTCGCGTTGATGCGGATTCGGAACTTTTTAATTCCGCTTCCACCGACCGAGGCCGAACAACGCGCCATCGCGGCGGCGTTGAGCGATGTGGATGCACTACTAGACGGGCTGGACCGGCTCATCGCCAAGAAGCGCGACCTCAAACAGGGAGCCATGCAGCAGCTCCTCACCGGCCAAGCCCGCCTCCCAGGCTTCCACGGCGAGTGGGAGGTGAAGCGGTTGGGGGATGTTGGAGAGATTTCGAGCGCTGGGGTAGACAAGAAGCTCCGACAAGACGAGGTGCCGGTCCGGCTCGTGAACTACCTCGACGTCTACTACAAGGACTTCATTTACTCTTACGACTTGAACCACTGGGTCACCGCGCGAACACACCAGATCAAGCGGTGCGCTGTGAAAAAGGGCGATGTGTTCTTCACACCCACATCAGAAACGCGGAATGACATCGGCCTCAGCGCTGTGGCGATGGAAGATATTCCGGACGCTGCATACAGTTATCACGTAGCTCGGCTTCGGCTGCACGAGCCGTGGGATCTCCGCTTTCGCACCTATGCGTTTAAAACTAGGGCGTTTCTCGACCAAGCAGAGACGTTGTGCGATGGCAATGGAACCCGCTACGTAGTCTCGCAAAGCAAGTTCAGAAGCATGACCGTTAGAGTTCCGCCGGTCCCCGAGCAAACCGCCATCGCAGAGGTCCTTTCCGACATCGACGCCGAGCTGTCGACGCTCGAAGCTCGGCGCGACAAGACCCGCAACCTCAAGCAGGCGATGATGCAGGAGCTACTCACCGGTAAGACGCGAATCGTGCCTCAAGGAGCCGTCCATGCCTGAGCAACCCCGCTCCGAGCGCAAGACACAGAACCGCGTCATCGCGTTGTTCACTGATCCGGCGCGTCCCGACAACCTCGGCTACCGCTACCTCGGTGAATGGAACAAGCGGGACAATAACCGCCCCATCGAGACGACGTTGCTGCGCGAAAATCTGACGGCCCGCGGCTATTCCGCCGCCCACATCTCCGCCGCCCTGCAGAAGCTTGAGACCGCTGCCGATTCGACGGGCATCACGCTCTATCAGGCGAACCTGCGTACCTATCAGCTCCTGCGCTACCCCGTGCCAGTGCAAATTGCTGCAGGCAAGCCGAACGAGGATGTTCACTTGATCGACTGGGAGCACCCGGAAAAGAACGACTTCGCGCTGGCCGAAGAGGTGACGCTGACGGGCGGCTATCAGCGTCGACCGGACATCGTGCTCTATCTCAATGGCCTTGCTATCGCCGTGATCGAGTTCAAACGCAGCTCGGTCGAGCTGGCCGACGGCGTGCGCCAGCTCATCACCAATCAGGAAGAGATCTTTAACAAGGGCTTCTTCAGCACCGTGCAGCTCCTGCTGGCGGGCAACGATTCGCAGGGACTACGCTATGGCACTACCGGCACGCCAGAGCAGTTTTTCGTGCAGTGGAAGGACGAGGCCCCGGACGATGCAGCCCCCACCGCCGGCGTGCTGCTCGACCGACCACTCGCCCAGCTATGCAACAAGGCCCGGTTGCTCGACCTGATCCGCAACTTCATCATCTTCGACGCCGGCCAGAAGAAGGTGCCTCGGCCGCACCAGTTCCTTGGCGTGAAAGCCGCCCAGGCGCGCATCGCCAAACGCGAGGGCGGTGTCATCTGGCACACCCAGGGCAGCGGCAAGAGCATCCTGATGGTGCTGATCGCCAAATGGCTGCTGGAACACGATCCGGAAGGACGCATCCTCGTCATCACCGACCGCGACGAACTGGACAAGCAGATCGTCGGCGTGATGCGCAATGCCGGGGTGATCGGTGCGGACTCGGCCTCGCCGCGCATCACCTCGCGGGCGGAGTTCGTAGAGAAGCTCGGGAGCCCCACGCAACGCCTGCTGTGCGCGCTCATCCACAAGTTCGACGTGGCCGACCTCAAGGGTCCGCCCCCGCCTGTGCACGGCCGCTTCTACGTGTTCGTGGACGAGTGCCACCGCACCCAGGGCGGCGACATGAACAAGCAGATGAAGCGCTGGCTGGAGGGCGCGATCTTTGTCGGCTTCACCGGCACGCCACTCTTGCGCAAGGACAAGTTGATGACGCGGGACGTCTTCGGCACCTACATCCACACATACAAGTTCCACGAGGGCGTGGCCGACGGCGTCATTCTCGACCTCAAGTACGAGGCGCGTGATGTACCCCAGCGGCTCACGTCGCAGGGCGCCATTGACGCCTGGTTTGAGCACAAGACTAAAGGCCTAAACAACTTCCAAAAGGCGGTACTACGCAAGCGCTGGGCGACGATGGAGGAGCTGATGAGCGCCGCCGAGCGCAAGCAACGCATCATCGCCGACATCATCGAGGATTTCAGCCTCAAGCCACGACTCAACAACGACCGCGGCACGGCAATCCTCGTTGCCCCGTCGATCTACGACGCCTGCCATTACTACCGGCTTCTGCAGAATACGAACTTCGGACTGTACTGCGGGATTGTCACTTCTTACGAGCCCGCAGCTACGGCGATATCCAAGGAGTCTACAAAAAGTGATGAGCGCTACAAGTTCGACACCTACACGCAGCATGTGCTTAAGAAGGGGCAGACAACAAAGCAATACGAAGATGATGTGAAGCGCCGCTTCATTGAAGAGCCGGCGAACATGAAGCTGCTGATCGTCGTCAGCAAGCTGCTGACCGGCTTTGACGCGCCGAGTTGCACCTACATCTACCTAGACAACGAGCTACGCGATCACAACCTGTTCCAGGCCATCTGCCGCACCAATCGGCTCGACGGCGACGATAAGGACTACGGCCACATTGTCGATTTCAAAGAACTGTTTGGGGACGTGCAGCAGGCCATTGCGGTTTACAGCTCCGACGAGCTGGACATAGACGACGGTAGTGATGCCGAGAATAACGTCCACCTCAAGGACTGGCTGGCCGAGGGCAGGAAGAAACTCGACGAGGCCCGCGAGGCGCTCCGCTACCTGTGCGAGCCAGTCGCCCTGCCCCGAGAGGTGGAGCAGTTTCTGCACTACTTTTGCGGCGACGCCGCTAACCCTAACGCGCTGAACGAGACCGAGGCGCTGCGGGTGTCGTTCTACAAGGCCGTCGCCGTCTTCGTGCGGGCCTTCGCCGGCGTCGCCCAAAACCTCACCGAAGCCGGGTACTCAGATGCCGAAGCGGCCGCGCTGCAGAAGGACGTCGAATTCTTCAGCGAGATACGTTCCGCCATCAAGAAGCACTCGGGTGAGGAGCTCGACATCAAGCCTTACGAGGCGGATATGCGCCACCTCCTCAACACCTATGTCCAGGCCGACCCGGCGGCTGACCTGGGCGAGCTGGGCGAGATGTCCCTGATGGAACTCATCATCGAGACCGGCATCCACGATGCCATCGCCCGGAAGCTCAACGATAAGGGTAAGCTATCCAAGAACGCCGTTGCCGAGGGGATCATCAACAACGTCCGCAAGACCATCATCCGGGAACAGCTCACCGACCCGCGGTTCTACGAGCAGATGTCGAAGCTGCTCGACGACCTTATCAAGCAGAGCCGGGCGGATGCGGCGGCTTACGAGGAGTTTCTCCGCAAGGCGGAGGCGCTGGTGAAACGGCTGGCTGCAAAGCAACCAGAGGCAGGTATTCCTTCGGCGCTCCATGGCAAACCGGAGGCGACGGTCATCTTCAACAACCTCGCTTCAATCACCGCGTCGACTTTCCAGTGTCCCTCCGACGACGATGGCAAAGCCGCGTTGGCTTTGCAGATCGATCTCGCAGTTCGCGAGAGGGCCCCGGCAGGGTGGAAGGGTGACCAGGCGCGCGAGGCGCAGGTACTTAATGCTTTGTTTCCCCTGCTCAACCGGGACCGTGAAGCTACTTTGGCGCTATTCGACATCGTAAAGAATCAGCCAGGCTATTGATGGGCGAGAAGATTCAGCTCGGCGATACTGTGATCGCGGTGACCCGCAAGGACGTCAAACATGTCCACCTTTCTGTCCATCCTCCCGCAGGACGCGTAACGTTGGTCGCGCCGTCGGGAACCCGCCTGGAGGTGGCTCGCGCCTATGCAGCGTCAAAGCTCGGGTGGATCCGCGACCGACAGACGGAAATTCTTGGACAAGCTCGAGAGACATCCCGCCAGTATGTCGAGCGAGAGAGCCATTACCTATGGGGACGGCGCTACCTTCTCTCGGTGCTGGAACGAGATGCGAAGCCCACCGTCCGGCTTGACCATCGCAGCATCACGCTCACCGTGCGCCCCGGCAGCACCGTATCGCAGCGAAGTAGAATCGTGCAGCATTGGCAGCGATCCCTGCTGCATGAGATGATTCCTCCAATAATCCGGAAGTGGGAGAAGAGGCTCGGCGTCAAGGTTGCCGGTTACTTTCTTCAGCGCATGAAGACGAAATGGGGCGCCTGCAATCACCACGCGGGCCACATCCGACTCAACACGGAACTCGTGAAGAAGCCCCGCGATCTCCTAGAGTACGTGATCGTTCACGAGATGCTTCACCTGCTGGAGCCTACCCACAGCGAGAGGTTCATCACTCTATTGGCCAAGCATTTCCCATCATGGCGCGAGGCCCGGGCGGAACTGAACGAACTTCCACTCAGCGCGGAAGTCTGGGCCAAGTGATGGCGCCGGTCAGCTCATTCCGCTTTTTGTCTCCTCCGCCTGACCACTTGCACATTCGAAACCCGCAGAACTACGCTCCGAATTCCTCAACCAGATCAGCGACTTACAAGAAGCGTACTAAATCCCGCAGTCATCAGCTTTGGAGAGAAAGCCTCTGGGAGAGAGCCATTCGGCCCTTCCGATCCCGAGGCCAGTCAACAGGTCTAACTCCAAATGCCCGCGGTTGTTGGGCTTTCGAGAGGCCTATCTAGGCGTGAGAGACTGTCACTCTAAGGATCGCTGGCGGAGGGAACGAAGCTGAAATCCGACGGTCTCTAGTTCCTGGGCAGCGCGTCTGCAGCACATGTCACCCCCCTCCCAGTGCAAGCCGAACTCTGGAAACGTGGAACGCAGGCATGCCCAATTCTTGGGCATTCACCTCTAGCGGAGTGACCGCCCACTGCCCCAGAAAAGTTATGGGTGGCAGGACGATCCAACCATCCTCCCCGCCAACTGCTGTGTAGTCTCCTGATGCAACGCAGAGAGCTGTCAGGGCGCATACGAGAGCAGCCCGATCATCGTGATTGACGACTGACGATAGGGGCTTCTCCTGACGCCGACCCGGCAGGCAATCCTGAAGTAGCCGATCCAGTGTCCCCACCGCCACCAAATGGCGGAAAAAGCCGTCAGACCGATCCGAGCGTCGGAGCGTAAGTTTCCCTGGGTCGTCCAGCATGACGCCTAGAAACGAGCTCGGAAACGCTTCGACTACTGCAAGTTCGTACACCGCAACAGCGTGTTGGGACCTATTGATATTCCCGTGGTCGATCGCCGTCCTGACGCAGTGATTCGTGTGCAGATTTAGCATCTTGCCGACTGGCGCACTGGCCTGCCCCGGCTTACCAATTAGCTTTCCCAGCCGGCGCGTCAGCATCTGCTCGGCAGTCCGATAGACGCCGATGACATCAAGCGAGCGCCGAAACGGTCCGTCGAAGGCTGCTGCCAACAAAGGGTGCCCCCCAATTGCGTCTCGGATGGCGGCGCTTCTCTCTAAGTCGATCGCTCGGAACCGTCTGATGCTCCAGGTCAGATCAGTCGCCGTCCAATCGAGGCGGCACACGGCGCTCGACCTTCTCGTTGGCGAATAGCCGACATCCACACCAAGGACGGAGCCGACAACTGGCAGAGATTTTGACAACTATGTCCTCCCCCGCGCCTACTCAAGCACAACGCAGTAGGCTTATCAGACTTTGCATCGTGTCGGACATCGTGTCCGTTTGTGACACCCCCTGATGCCAAACTCCTGTTGCGGACGACCCGCGCCGTGGGGGCCCGGGCGGCCGGACAGGGGAATGTGCGATGGCCAAGGCCAGTGGAAAGACAACGGGCAACGGCAAGGTACTGAAACCAAAGACGAGTGACGACTTACTGGCGGAGCTGATGCGGGAGCTCGCCGCATTGCAAGAACGTCCCGATGGAGCAGCACGGACCCGTGGGATCGCCCGCGTTCTGCACCTGCTCACAGATTTCCTGAACGTCACGAACGCCGAGCCCGAGTACCACACCGTCCGTGATCATCGTGGCACCCCCTTCGGGCCGGGCGAGCTGCTGCCCTATCGCAAGGGAAGCGCGCTCCATCGCGCTCTCGAGATCTTTCGCGATCATTCCCGACCCATAACCCGCGCCCGCTTCGTGGCCTGCGGCGGCGATCCGCGGGACCTCGATCGCTTGATCGCGGCCGGACATGTCGTACGCATCGGCGGCTGACGTAGCCCGGATGGGCGCGGGCGAAGCGGGTGGCGACCGGTCGTGGTCGTGACGCTGCCGTCGATGGGAGTGGGCATTGTATTGCGACGATCAGTTTTTGCCTCGTCCTCCAGCAACAAGGTTTCCTAGCTCGTCCAAGAACCTTGGATCGTAAGCCTCCTCGACATGGTTCGAGTTCCAGAGGCCGGATAGCCTCACGCGCTCTCGGTCGCAATGACGCCCCAACCAGCCAGTTGAAGGTGGGTCGATAGGGTCCTTCTTGTAGTTGCTCAGCAGAATCGATAGGTGGCGACGAAGGATTGCTTGTCCTTGAACACCGGCATGCTCGGATCGAGCGTTAGGCCTGCCAGGCTTTCGAGATCGTCGAACAGGTCTTCATCGCTCCAGGTCTGACGATCGAACAGCGCCCACCACTGCGGCTTCTGGGCCCGCTGATGAAACCACGGAAGTTCGGCAATGAGATCACGTGCCGCCTCAGTCAGACCCGGCGCCCTCCGGACTGCCTCCGCCACCTGGCGGCGCTCGACCTCAAGAGCGATACGGGCTGCGGCCCATTCCTGAGATTCCAGGCTTGGTTCAGGGGCAGGCTTCGCAAGGCCAAAGGGCGCCCCCTCCGGTCGCAAGCCTTCAAGCCAATCCCGCATGCGGGCGGTCGAGATGCAATCATCTTTGTTATAGTGGGCGATGCCATCCAGGATGGCCGGCTCACCCGTCTCTCGCCAACGCTCGTACTCGACAATGCTGTCGCCGGCATTCGTGACGTCGCCGCTTCGCTTCCCCCAGTAGATTTTCTCCAGGTCCTTGAGGGAATAGCCCTCCGTAGAGGCGCGAACTGCCTGGCGGGCCACTTGATAGAGGTCGACGAACCGAAGCTCGCGCAGGAGCTGATCAAGTTCGGCCTCCATGGTTGCATAGCGCATCGCTAGCCGCTTCAGCGCCGCCGTCTCATACGAGGCGTAGTGATAGACATGGGCATCGGGAAAGCGGCGCAGATGGTCCATGAAGAGATGCATCAAGGACTCGAAGGCTAGCTTCTCGGCGGCCCGGTCATGTGCCCAGATCGCATGGAACTTATCGCTACCGTCCTGCGCCAAGGGCCCCCAGAGACCGAAGAGGTATTCCAGGCCTTCCGGATAAAGCGGGTCACCCTCCATATCGAAGAAGAGGTCGCCCGCCTGCGGCGAGGGCATCAGCGTGAAGCCGCGGCCAGGCTCAACTGGCAGCAACTCAACGAGCCGCTCCCCGCGATCAGCGCCGGCTTTCTGAAGGCGCGCTTGGTTCACCAACCTGGTGAAGCTCTTCTCACCAATCCCGCCGATCGGAGATGCTGGATCGCAGCCTGCGAAGGCCGTCAGGGTCACAACCCCCGCCCCCTCCAACTTGAGCATCTGGTCGACACGCATGCCCGCCACGAATATGAGGCTGTCGGCTGCGCGCCATTCAGCCTGACAGCGGGGCTGGAACGGGCATTGGTCGCAGGCCGCCGACCGGATGGGGCGCGTGTGGCGAACTTCCGTATCCGCGAAGGCCTCGAATTTCGCCATCAGGCGTCGGGTAATGTACTGGGTCTGCTTGAGGTTGAAGCGCTCGGGCGCACCACCCCCGACATGGATTGCGCCGCCTGCGATCGGGCCGCCGCCGCCTTCATTGAGCAGGGCCGCGTAGATTCCGAGTTGGAGCACATGCTCGGCCTTAGCCTTACGCGCGAGCTTGGCGTCCTCTGGCTCGTACAGGGCCCTTCCCTTGTCCTCACCAACACGGATCAAGAAATCAGGGAAGCCGATCCAACGCGGGTTCGCCAA